CTCATATCAACGCACAGCGCGTACTACATGACTGATGCTGACTACGAGAACGTACTCAGCTATGGCAATCACGTCACTGCGCTCGTGCACTTACGGGAAGGTCCTACGCTGCCCATCCAGTCACCCGAATTCAATTGGCTAGACGCCAAAGACGAGGGCAGCTATTTCAGTCGTGCCAAGAGACACCTGAAGGAATTGCTCACTGGAGACCGCGAGGTCATCATGAGGCCAGTGGCACCAGGCGGCACCTCCTACACTCACGTGGACCTTACTCCCACCATCAAGCGTGGGGGCTATCATGTCGGACCCTGGACTCCAGTCATGCACAAGTACGGCGAACCAGTAGCGGCCTGCAAGGCTGCGGCCATCGGTGCTACTGTAGCCGCTACGACAGCATTCTTGGCTTGTCCAGGACCGATTCCCGTAAAAGCCGCTCAAGCTGCCGTCGCAGCTGCGGCTTCCGTGGGGGCGATTTTTGCCACCATCCGCACTGCACATGAGCTGTCTCGCTGGACCGACCCCCCTCCTGGGGCCACGCACACAGTCAGGATGTCAGTTGTCAATTCGCTAGTTGATGAGAAGACCAAAGAACCCATCGCCAGCATCATCCACATACAAAGGCGCAGTCCCCGCTCTCTCACTGCTAGCACCCTCAGCGACACCCCAACCGACCCAGATCAGCTGGGCCGAGCGATGAACGGTGTGCTCCTGGGTGGTGACAACGAGAAGTCTGAAAGGCAGATCCATGCAAACATGGCACGTGAAGGCGTACCCGCCTACCTTGCTAAGAACACTGTGCACCACGCTAAGCGCCTGGTCAGTTTTTTATGCAACCGCAACCACGATGCCCGCCAGCCCATTGCGTCCTTACAGCCAGTCTTGGGCTTTGTCTGCCTACCCTTTGCTTGGGCACTGTCGAAGTACACCAGCTCGACCCTGACTGCAGCGTTGAACACGTGCGAGTCGTCAATCATTGTGACTGTATGCCGATCAATGAGTACGCACAACTTGTGGCCCGTCTTGCCACTGGTGCTACTCTGGCCCACTCTGACTTTGACCATCACCATCACCGGGCTCCTCGTGGGCCTTGTGGTGTCGGAATGAGTTTTGGAGTGCCAGGGACATTGGGGCCGTGCCCCCACAATGTCCTTAATGCTCTAGGCAACAGGCACCTTGTATCACCCAAAAACGTGGCTAACCCTCCCTTCAACTTCATGCTCTTACCAGAGGTTAGTAGCATAATGATTGCTGCTTTTAGGGAACACATGGATATTACGGACCCCGATGATTGGAAGCGTGGCAAAACCACAGCCAAGCTGAGCAACATCAACCGGTCATTCGCTTTTGATGTCTTGCGCAGTGACGCAGCGTCCTCTTTCGTCAAACGCGAGGCTTGCAACCTTAGTGAGGCAAAACACTTTCTCATATCCAAAGCCCGACTCATTCAAGGGAACCGCAACGAATTCACCGCTTATAATCAGCCAAGAGAATACAGAGCTATCTTACGCGGTGAAGGCCCTGGCAGGCCACGACATCAACATTTGTGGTGTCAAATTCACGCTAGTGTATGCTGCCGGCTACAACCATGACGAACTGTCTGATCTCGTCTCAGATTGGATCAGCAGTCCCGGCAAGATATACTACGATGAGCGTGATGGCAAAACCTGGGATGCAACGATGCAGGAACCCACTCTGCGTGCAGAAGCAGAAGTGTACAAGCTCTTTGACAGCAAGATCGCTGAACTATTCCTGAAGAGGTGTGAATACGTACGCGGGAGTGTTCTCATGAAGAAATTCATTCCTGGGATCATCCGCTACGTCACCAAGTGGAAGCGATTGTCAGGGGACTGGAACACATCAGTCGGCAACACAATCATCTCTATGCTCATTGCAGTCACTGCTATTCTTAGCCTCCCAGCACATTTGAGACCTCATGCTGTGAAAGCACTATTCATGGGAGACGACTACCTGGGCTTGTATTACTATGAAGCCCTCCCAGACAGCAAGGAGCTCACGCAAGCACTCAATGACGGCGAAGAGCACTGCGGCATCACACCGGAAAGGGCCATCGGCACGTGCCCTTTGAGAATCAGTTTCATATCACTCGGGCTATGGCCCAGACGCTGTGGAGGTTACCAGTTCGTCCCACACCCAGCAAGACAGCTTCAAAAATTGATGTGGACAACCCGTGATATGACCGGTAGAAACTGCTCTGAGCAAGCCACTGCACTTTACAAAGGCTTCGCTCCAATTTACAATAGGTTCCGCCTCATGCAAGACTTTCTCTGCCGGCACAATGTGTGCCGCAACAGCAACTTGACCCTTGACCAGCAGGACTACTATTTCCACTACACGTTATCTACGCGAGACCGTGATGTGGACTGGAGGTCAGGTTTCTGTGCAAAGTACCGTCTGCCATTCACAGCCACCGACTGGCAGCTCCCGACGAC